GAGAATTGCGAAGAATGGGACAATTGCATATTGTGGACGTTCCCCGACGACGACGATTGCGGGGAGACACTAGCCCGACTCTAACCCACCACACCACCACACCACCAGCGCGGCACGCTTCCACAGGTGCCGCGCTTTTTTATGGGCGCAGCAAACCGGGGAACCGCAACCCGAATGCCTGCGTTTCGCGTGGTGGTATCGGTTCCGCGCGTGGCGGAGCTCCAACCCTGCAAACCTGCAACCCTGCCGCGCCCAGGCAAGCAGGCAAGCCAAAGCGACGTGTACCCAACCCCCCCGCGCGCACGCACACATGACAAGACGTAGGTCGTGTTTGTTTGTGGGTAGGTTGTGTATTGGGGTTTGATGATCTTTTGATTGATCTTCAGCAAACCACGGTGTGCTAGTGCGTGTGGTTTTCTGCTCCCCCCCTAGTCCCCCCCTCGTGGGTCGCGTTTTGGGAGCGAGTTGTGTCTTGGTTGCGACTTGTCTGGTTGTCGCTGGCAGCACGCTATTGGGTAAGGGTTAGGCAGTGCTGCGCCAAAGCCCCTCTGACGGGCGATCTCCGCTGTTGAGGCGGGTTGCTTATGATTGTATCATGGAGGCGTGGACGAAGAAGACTTCTATGGTTGGTCAGAGTGGGTCTTTCGATGCGTCTTTGAAGATTCTGGGCGGCGTGTTATGCGTGTCTTTGCGGCGTGCGAGTATGATGCGTGGGTAACATTTACTTTGATGACTGGCATACAAGTTAATCTTGACGGATTGGAGCATTGGTGACGAAACGCGCAGACCTTAAAGAAGCTCGTGACGATAAGAAGTCTCTAGAGGACTCGTACGGGCTTGTGTCGGATGATTTTTTGGTGAAGAATTATATGCCGACTCGTACTATTGGCGAATTATCTGATGAGCAGATGGATGAGGCTATTGAGATGGCTCGACTCGGCGCGTTTGAAAAAGCGATTGCCAGGGTGCTAGGCGTTAATGAGGCTGTGTTCTTGTCTGCTTTAAAGAAAGGTAAGGATGGGAAGACGGGGCATAATGGTACAAGTCAGAAGCGCGTGGATTTTGCTAAACGCTTTTATGATGCACGCAAAGAACACATGAAGAAAAGCCTGCGCGTAATTAGTGAGGCTGCTGATGAGGGTGATTGGAAGCCAGCAGCTTGGCAACTAGAACGCTCTTTTGGGTTTGTAAAGAACGAGACGGTCGAGGTAGAGGCTGGGCCGCAAATCATGTCGCTTATGCAGCTCGCACAGATTCCGTTAGAGCAAGCCCAAGCAACACTCCAGGTTGAGGGCGAAGTAGTTGTAGAACCAGATGAGTGACGAGTCGCTTAGTGTAGAAACCGCGCGCCTACGCGCAAAAATGGCTGACCCAGTGTGGAAAGCCAAGAATCTTTTTGGTTTTGATCCGTGGTCTAAACAACAAGAAATCCTCAAAGCACTGCGTAAGAATAAGCGTGTAGCGGTTCGCTCCTGCCACGGAGTAGGCAAGACTGCCGTGGCTGCTACTGCTGTTCTCGACTTCATGACGGAAGGGCCATGTCGTGTAATCACCACTGCGCCGACATGGAGCCAGGTCGAGCAACTACTCTGGCGCGAAATTAACGTACGACACTCTAAGATTCCGGGCGGTAAAGACGCTTTCGGCAAAATGTTCAAGTCAAGCCTTGAAGTACGCTCCGACTGGTTCGCAATGGGACTCTCGACTGACAAGCCAGAACGATTCCAGGGTCATCACGCGCCACGGATGATGCTAGTCGTAGACGAAGCGAGTGGTATTGACGAAGCTATCTACGAAGCAGCCGAAGGTTTCCTTACCGCCGACGAAGCTCGCGTGCTGTTGATTGGAAACCCGACTCGACCAGCGGGAACCTTCTACAAAGCCTTCCAGAAAGACTCTGGTTGGTACCCAGTACACATGAGTGCCTTTGATGCGCCGTGCTTTACGGGCGAAAAAGTTTCTAAAGAGGCAGAACGCGCGCTAATTACGCAAGAATGGGTGCAGGACGCTAAGCAACAGTGGGGTGAGGACTCGTCTGCGTACAAGATTCGCGTCTTGGGCGAGTTTTCGGAGACTACAGGCCGCCAATACTTCCAATTTCTAGAAAAAATCGTGCCTATTGACGCTAAGAAGCGTGGTTTTGTGCGGGGAATGCCTGTTCCTGGTGGCAGAGTAGAGTTCTATGACGACCACAAGGGCGGAATGCGCATGTGGGAACCACCCAAGACTGGCGTTGGGTACATTATCTTCGCGGATGTGGCAGGATCAGTGTCTTTTGACGAGTATGAGCGGCGCGAAGCGCGTATCGGGTCGGGTGCGGGGTCGGATTACTCTGTAGCAGAAGTGCTACGCCAAGATACTGGCGAACAAGTAGCCGAAATCCGGTATCGAGCCGACGTAGACGAGTTTGCCGACGATCTTGCACGCCTGGGACGCTTATATAACGATGCGATCATCGCGGTGGAGCGTAACGGGCCGGGAACCGCCGTCCTAACCCAACTAAAGAACACTATGGGGTACCCGCGTATCTGGCGACCACGCAATCCGATTGGCGTAAAGACGCATATGGATCAAACGCTAGGTTGGAACACGACTAGTGCCACGCGACCCATCATGTTGAGCGCGCTACAGGCCGCTATTCGCGACGAACCGCACCGAATCAAGAGCGAAGCACTCATAGATGAGATTCGCACGTTCGTATTTCGGGATCGGAATGGTAGGGAGCCTCGCCCAGAGGCAGATGAGGGTTGCCATGACGACTTGGTGATGGCTATGGGTGGTGCGCAGGCTGTGTGGCAACAAGAATGCACTACGCCTATTCGCCTTGCGGAGCGTCCAAAGGTTGAGCCGCAACCTAATCTTCAGAAGCGCGCGCCACGCTTTGTTATTGGGAAGCGTTAGATATAGTTATTGTATGAGCGAGTTTAGTCCTCCAGCCGGTGCGCGCAGCGCAGCTCGTCGCGGCTTAGAACTTGTAAAGGCAGGCAAAGCTGGTGGTGGCTTTGAACCCGCTACTGCTGCTCGCGCGCGGAAGATCGTTGCTGGCGATCCGCTTACGCGCGATGGTGTTATGCGTATGCACTCATTCTTTAGTCGTCACGCAGTAGATCGCAAGCCCGACTGGGGTAAGAGTGGTAAGGAAACGCCTGGTTACGTGTCGTGGCAAACGTGGGGCGGGGACGCTGGCGCGTCATGGTCGGCGCGTCTTGCAAACAAACTTAGAGAATCCGCTAAGTAAGGTATAGTTCTGCTGTGAACAAAAAAGGTAAATACGCAAAGCTTGTCGCATCGCTGCAAGCTAAGGGCGCTAAAGACCCTCGCGCGCTTGCCGCAAGCATTGGTCGCAAGAAACTAGGTAAGGCAGAGTTTCAGCGTCGCGCTGCTGCCGGTCGAGCCGCAGCAGACTAAGTAAGGTACACTTTTCCCATGCCAAACTTTCAAAAAGACCCCAATAATCCTAAAGCAGACTTTTTTAACACTGCTATTGGTGGAGCGCCAAAAAGTCCAGGCGGCAATAAGGTGCCTAAGATGAGCAAGCTTGCTTACAAGCTCAAGTCTAAGGCTATGGAAAAGAAATAGTTTTAATGCATTCGCTTGACCGCATTAAGAAGAAGAACGAGCCGACCGTTAGCATCGCGCTAATGAAAATGAAACCCAAGTCGCAGTACGCCGAACCAAAAGAAGACATGCCAATGGACATGACTAGAGACGCAATGGAAGAAGAAGCACCCATGCGTGAAGAAGCCAGCAAAGACTCGTACGAAGAATGCCCGAAGTGCGCCAAGTACCAGATGCTAATTGGCGAAGCTATCGCGTACTACATGCAGAACAAAGAAGACTCTGAAGATAAGCCTGACACGCGCGAAGTAGAAGACGAAATTAACGCGCAAGCAGATTCGATGCAGGACTAACTGCTACACTAATTCGTATGAGCGTACCTCCGAACATGATGGGCGCAGGCCCAATGATCCCACCGCCACCAATGGGCGCACCAATGGGAATGCCAATGGCACCCCCCGCACCAGGCGGCCCTGTTCCCCCAGCGGTAGCTGCCCTTCCGGGCATGGCTGAACTTGCGCAGGCACAGACGATGCAGATGGCGGATCATCAGCGTCAGATGCAGGCGATGCAGCAAGAGATGCAGAATCAGATCATGATGCTTATTGCTTCGCTGCCTACGCCGAATCCTGCTGGTGAGGCTGCTGTGTCTACGCCGATGACTCCGATGATGAGTGGTGCTGGTGCTGGCATGGGTGATTCTGCCGCTCCGGGTGCCGCTGACATGGGAACCCCAACGGGTGCCTACTAACAGTTTTAGTCAAAACGACGAGGCTGTTATTGCCCCGTACACTAGGGGTGTTGCGGTAACTCCAAGCGACACTACTGATTTGGTAGAAGTTTCTCGCGCGCTAAACGTGCATAAGTCGGGTGGGCAATCCCACACTACCGTTAAATGTATTCTTTCTGGCGATACTGTTGCGGTAAGTTTAGTTTTGACAATTGGAGATGTTGTTCCAATTCGTGTTTCTCGCGTATACGCAACCGGGACAGACGCAACTACTGTTGTCGCTCTCTACTGATAGACTCTAAGAATGCCTTACGTTGTACCAACAACCGTTGTAGCAGCCACACGAGGGTTTGCAACAGACTATAACGTCATCGTTAATGATGTTATTGACCACGAGACACGCATTGTTGCGGTAGAGGCTATTGCTGCTGCGGTTCCGTACGCAAATCTTGCTGCTGACGTAAAGAACTTTACGATTAGCACGCCAACGTTTACCACGAACGTGTACACCACAATTTTGACTGACGCGGATAACAAGCTTCTTCTTCTTACAAACGGCGCAACAGCAGGATCGCTCACAATTCCCCTTAACGCAACTGTTGCGTTTGCGATTGGCTGCCAGCTCAACTTGGTTCAGACGGGTACGGGGCAGATTACTGTTAATCGAGCAACTACCGGCGTAACAATCAATGGCTCTACGACTGTGAACTACTTGTTTTCGCAACAATACGCAATGATTAGCCTTGTAAAGACTGCTGCTGATACTTGGGTGCTAACTGGCGACTTTGTGTAATGCCGTACGTTGCCCCGACAACCGTAACTCCAGGTGTACCTATTGCGTCGGCGCTTCATAATGTTCTTGCGGCAGACCTTGTTGACCACGAGTCGCGTATCGGCACAGTAACAACAACAATGAGTAGTGTTCCGTACGCAAACCTTGCGGCTGGCGTAAAGAATTACACAATTGTTAGCGTAACGGCTAGTCGCGACCTGACAAGTGCTGATACTGAGAATAAGATTCTTGTTTCAAGCGGCGCGTCAAATTATGTTTTGACCGCGCCGGGAAGTGGTTTTTTAGCTGGGCAGACTATTAACCTTGCGCGTACCAGCACGGGTACTTTGAGTGTGGTTGGCGCTAGTGGTGTGCTTATTAACGGCTCTAGCAATACGCGCTCTTTAAATGCGGCGTACTCGTATGCGCAACTTATTTGTCTTGGTAAAGACTTTATTCTTGTAGGTGCGTATGTTTAATCGAAGTTTTTTGCGGCGAAGAAAAGTGAGTCAGCTTCCCCAGTCTTTTATTCAATACTCGCTTGCGGGTAGCACTGATTTGTCTGGAATATCTTGTGCGTTGTCAAACGATGGTACTACGGCAATTGTTGGTCAGTATGGTGATGCTTCGTTTCGGGGAACCGCTGTTGTGTGTATTCGTAGCGGCAAAACGTGGACAGAACAAGTTTTGCTTGCTCAGTCCGGTGGTGCGGCTAGTGATAATTTTGGTTATTCGGTTGACTTGTCGGATGACGGCAATACTGCTATTTGTGGGGTTCCGTATAGGGGCGCTACGGATACTGGTGCTGCTGTTGTGTTTACTCGTAGCGGTGCTACGTGGACAGAACAAGCAGTGTTGACGTATTCGGCGGCTGCTGCAAACGACTTGTTTGGTTATTCGGTTTCTTTGTCTAGTGATGGCAATATGGCTATTTGCGGATCGCCAACAAGTGGATCGGGCAATGGTAGGTCGGTCGTGTTTACGCGCAGTGGGGCGACCTGGACACAGCAAGCGGTATTAACACATTCGGTTGGGGCGGCAGGTGCCTATTTTGGCTGGTCGGTTAAATTGTCCACAGATGGCAGTACGGCAATTGTTGGCGCAAGGTCAGATAGTTCTGCTGGGAGCCTCAGGGGTTCTGCTGTTATCTTTACTCGTAGTGGTGTTACGTGGACGGAACAAGCCACTTTAAGATATTCTGCTGCTGCTAATAACGATAATCTTGGCACTTCGGTTTCGTTGTCAAGTGATGGGAATACTGCAATTGCCGGAGCAGAAAACGCCGATCCCGGGGGGGTTTCTGCTGCGGGTCTTGCTGTTGTATTTACTCGTAGTGGTGTTACGTGGACGGAACAAGCTGCGTTAACTTATTCGGGTAAAGCCGCTAATGATCTTTTAGGTATGTCCGTTTCTTTATCCGGCAATGGAAACGCTGCTCTTTGTGGAGCCTATGGAGGCAACATTCCCGTAGCAGATGCGGGTATTGCAATAATGTTTACTCGTAACAATGGGGTTTGGGTTCAAGAATCAGTATTATCGTATTCTTCTGGCGTTGCTGGAGACAATGTAGGACGGTCGGTTGCCTTGTCTAGAGATGGCAATATTGCAATTGCCGGAGCGCCCGGTATTGGTGCTGACGTTGGTGGCGCTATTGTTTTCTATAATCACTAAACACGAACTGATACACTCACACTAATGGCATACACTCGACCATACGCAAGCGGATTCGTAGACTATCCGCTCACCACCACACCAATCAATAGCACCGCGCTCAACACTATTGATGTTGGCGTAAAAACAGTTAGTGATACTGTGGACGGGTTTACTGGTGCGTGGACAGCTTACGTTCCGGCGCTGACTAATACAACTTCGCCTATTACGGTTGCTCGATACGCGAAGATTGGCAAGATTGTTCACTTCTATGTTGTGTTGACGCTTACGGGTGCGCAGGTAACGGGACTCCCAGGAATTGCGCTTCCTCCGTTTGCAATGCTTAGCACAAGCTCTGGCAACTTTGACGTAAAAATGATTGACTCTGGAACCGTGTACGCTGGCGTTGGAGTCGCTGGTACAACTGCAAGGCTTGATTGTTACGCGCTTAACGCTGCCGGAACATACGCAGTTGTTACCGCCACAACCAGTCTTATCCCGTTTACGTGGGGAGCCGCAGACCAGATCATTGTAAGCGGAACATACGAGTCTGCATAATGATCGAGTCCACCGACCCGAAAAAACTACTAGACCGATTCACAAAGTGCTGGGGACAATCCTACGCTAAGCACACGCAGAATTGCGAGTTCTACAAGAAGTGTGACGACGGATATAATGCTGTCATCAAGCCATCTAGTAGTGAGTGGCAATCTGATTTGCATCCTCCGTATGCTTTGCAGATTATTGACATTATTGAATCCAACATTGTTGATGACCAGCCTGACATGCGCGTTGTCCCGGCACAACCAGACGACAGTGATGGTGCGGAACTATTGACGCACATTATTCGCCAGCA